CGCTAGGTTCTCCCACAAAAGGAGAAGGCTTTTCAGACTACCATTATTCATGGAAATCTCCAGAAGCATCCCTAGTACTTGCCAGGTAACAACCCTCATCTATCTACCGCACAGTCAATAGACGAACGCTAATTCCTAACGGCGAAATTACATCTCGCCGTTGAGGACCGCGTCAATATTGGCCCCAGCACCGCCCTCAATCAGAAGATCTATCAATTGATAGACCAACTTTTTGATGACGGTATTGGTGATCGCGGTGTTAGGTGGCCGGATAATGTTATTATAAACAGAAACAGTACCCGGAACGCCGAAGGCGTCTACAACGGTTTCGTTTAGACGCACGACATGACGTTGCTCGCCGCCCTTGCCGATAGTATGTCCGACAATCAGTTCCTGCTCATTAGGCAGGGTAAGTCCTGAGACGGAATACTCTGAGTGATCAGAGTCAACAAAACGCTGAGCATAAACCCGAAGGTTTGTATCAACGTCTGTTGGCGTATCGGTAGAAAGGGAAAGGGAAGTACCTAGAGCCATAGTTTGCTCCTCCCCAAGAAGGGGAAAAAGAAGTTATGCTAGATTTCACTAGCGACTTGGGAGAAATATCCCGCTCGCAACAGGTAAACCCTGTCACCTCCGAACCCGGAAGCAGTATTTACTACATTCGATTAATAATCGAAGTAGGATAAAAGCTTTCCGCTGGTCTTGTTGATCTTTCTTCCGAAAGTATCAACTACACCGTGGTTTAGAGTTGTTCCAAGACTGACTAAATTGACAGCTTGGTTCAGTGACGGCCACTTTGTTTTTAGCAAAGCAAACGTCGCAAGGTCCGGCATCATCGGAAATCGATGAAAAAGACTCGATACCGATGAAGAACCCGGACTGACTGCTGGACGGTAGGTGAATGACGCATCGTCATACCACTGGGTCCAAGAGTCAACTTGTATTCGCTCTTTATACTGCAGGAAAACCTGCAATATATTGATAGGAAGTTCCAAGGCATCTGATTTATAAGACTCCAAAAACTCACCAACGTTGACAAACCAGTCAACGACAAATGAGAATGGAATTTTATCCCAGACTATCCGTGGGTTCAACTCAAAGCCCGTAGCATCCATGATGCTACGCAAGGTCTCGTCAACCGAACTCATTACTGTTAAAGGCAATGGTTGGTAAACAAGATAGCCGTGAAGTTTACGGTCAACTTGACCACGCCAAAGTCGATGCAGCTGTGTAGCGACCGTGACGTTTCCTATTTTGGTGATAGAATCGTTCAAGAGTATACAGCGGGACGATATAATCGTACCCTGCTGGCTTTTGAACTTTGCTATTTTCTCCCTCAGATGTAACACGACATCTACAAGCGCTCGTAAGTCCCCCGCAAGGGGAACCCATCCGAACTTGTAGTTTAATCGTGCTCCAGCCAAGTTAGTTACTAGCGATGAGCCTTTTCTCCAAAGTGTAGCTAAGTCCTTAAGCTGCCCAAAATCTAAAAGATCATTGGGTAGCGAAAACTTAGTTAAGTCAGGACGCAGTTTCAGATAAGTCTGATTTGCGTAACCCTGA